ATTTCCCATTCTTTCCCACTTTCATCCTCCGATGGGTAGGAGGCTTTGATCATTTCTTCCAAAATGGGCCAAACACAGTTATTTTCCACCAGTCCGGTTTCGGCATTCCGGCAAACCGAACCATGCGTATAGGTCCACATTTTACGCCCTGGATCTTCCGGCACACCTTTTTTCTTTTCAAAAGCCCGTTTAAACGTCCCGATGCTGCCCTGGTCGATAGAATAGGTCGCCCCGGTCTGCGCATGCGCCACAATTTCCCAATCCAGCCGCACATCCTCATTTCCATCCTCCATAATGCCCCCGAGGTCACAAGCCAGCGTCAGCAGGATGATCTTGCCATTTCCGTCGGCCGCGCAGCTCAGATCCGGGATAACCCCATGATGATAATCGCCCACGTTGGCCATCAGAGCCGATGATTTTGGACTATCGCCCATTTCCTCGAATGGCAAGCCCAAACGTAGGTTCATAAAACCTTTCAGCTGTACCACATTGCTGCGCTGCCCCGGCGGGTTCGCCTTCAGCCATTGCCGTACCAGCGCCTCCCACCCGGTGAACCCCGTTGGCTGGATGATCGCATTGGTCGAATAACTTTCATGAAATTCATCAACGGGTTCCGGTACCGTTTGCTGCCAGATCCCGTTCAGGTTCCGTTCGTATTTATCCCGTTCCTGCGTCAGCTCCCCACAGTGCATACACCGGAAAGCCACACTGCCTTTTACCAGCCTACCCTTACCGTCATGCGTCCATACGATCCCCGCTAATGATTTATCATCAAGTTCAATTTTCCAATCCATCACCATCATGGCGCCGCAATTATAGCAGGGCCAGTGCCATTTCTTTTGCGTCCCCAGCTGGTATTGGTCCCAAATATTCGATGAGGCGGTAAACGTTGGGGTTGATATAAAAAAAGTTTTGGCGCTGTCCCCGAACGAATTTTGCCGCCCCTCAATCAAGTCCCTTACCGTACCTTCACCCCCAACATCCCGCGGCGCCGTATCAAAATCATCCACGAAAGCATTCTTAGCCGAAAAATACCTGAATGAATCTGCGCTCCTGGTACCCAGGGCGGTCAATGTTCCCCCGCTAAACTCCTTCGAAGCCGCCGTATCACCGGTACGCTGATTGCCTTTTTTGATAGCATGCGGCCTGATCAGCCCATCCAGCTTACTTTCACGTAATATCGTGTCCAGGCGTTCCTCGATGGTTTTTTTAGCCAGGGTAAGATCGCCCGCCGTGAAAAGTGTGTTATCCGGATCAACAGCAATGATGTAAAGAATTCCGGGAATAACGATGCCGGCGGTTGCGCCGATCTGTACTGATTTTAAAATAGTAACATACCTTACCGGGCTGGATTCATGCAGGTGATTGATCGGTTCCCGCCAGTAAGGGGTAAGATCGTAGCTGAATTTACCGGCATACCGAGAAGTATTATCCGGCAGGATCATGTTTTGCTCAACCCATGTTGCCGGCAGCGGCTTTATCATGCTGTACTTGAAAATATCAGCATTGATGCCCTGCAAGGTATCGGCCCAGGCCGCGGAAACTACTTCGTTGGGCTTCATAAAGCGAGTTTAAATTGATTCTCCACCACTTCCTGTTTTTGCTTTTTTATTTTATCAAGGTAATTAATCCGGTTACGTTCAATGCTCCAGTATTTTGTTCGGGCTTCGATGATCGGGATATAAGTTTCATCCATTTCCATTAATATTATTTCGCCAATATCTTCAAAAGAAGCCGAACACCCGCTGGTACCGCTTCCAGCAAAAGGGTCAAGACAAATGCCACCTTTCGGGGTAACAAGCCGTTGCAGGTAACGCATAAGTGCAATTGGTTTAACGGTGGGGTGAAAGTTAGAAACTTGTGCTGGCACATAATCATCTTCGCGCCGGGTCAAATGCTGCCCACTTGTATTTGAGATCATACCGCCAGTTCTTGTTTCGAGATTTTCGCAACCTAAATTCCTTTCATCCTGGCTTGCTTTAGCGCAATAAAAGAACCGGGAAGAGCCGCCGCTGTCGCCGAAGCCAAGCCCAAATTCACCCTCCTTAACTTGATTATGAAGTGATTTATTTGAATAAGTATTTCGAGAAGCAGAATTAAATTTACTACCGTTACCTCCGGTTGATTTCGTTATACCCGTCTGTTCATCCAGCACATCAGCCATAAACGGGTCAAATATTACATTGGCAGGGAAACGGCCGGCACTATTAAAATAATCACCATTAAATTTACCAATACCACCAAATAAACCACCTTCTTTACCGTGAAATGTTTTGCCTATTCTGGCTTTAAAGTTTTCATCTTCGTCAGCATCTATATCAGTCCTGCACCCATCAATATTAATACCGCCTGTTCCGTACTTTAAAACATTTTCAGCAACGGTGCCTATCAAAGGTTTACGCGCCACGCAAATATTTTCTGTAGCTGGTTTTAAAGCGGTGCCCCAGCCAGCCGCTTCGGTGGCCGCTTCGGTAGAATCATGTTCGTGATAGCCGTTTTTACGGGCTTTATTCATCCAAGGCCGCTCTGCCAACTCATTTGAAAACCCTTTACCCTTAGTACTTTTCGGCGTGTGTGGTGTTTTAATCTTCGTTCTTTCAGCCCCTAAATGCTTATCAATAGCTTTTGAAACGTCAAGTGATTTCGGAAAGCCACTTCCATAATGCCAGCAAATCATATCGCGTATCTCAAAACCTGCAAGCCTTATCGCCATTGTGCCCCAATCATAAGTTCGGGTGCCAAAAAACGCCAGCACATAACCACCAGGCTTTAACACCCTAAAAACTTCTTTCCAAAACAGCGGCTGCGGCACAAAACTATCCCAGCTTTTACCCATGAAACCCTTTCCCTTAATTTCGTGGTAGCCGTGATCAATCCAATCCTGTAAAAGTTTCAAGGCGTTAGGTTCTTTGCCCAGGCCATATGGACAGTCCGTAACAACACTATCAAAATAGTTATCGGGATATTGCTTTAACAGTTCAATATTGTCGCCTGTCAGAATGGTTAATATCATATCTTCTTTTGCCCCCTGGCTAATGTTTCTGAATAGTCGTTTACAAGTATTAATATTTCGGCGTCGGCTTGTTTGCCCGCATCCTGTATCGCTGCTGAAAAAATGTCTTTCATTTTAGCCATGTGTTTAACAAAAGTTTCCTGGTCAGAGCCGCAAATAATAGATAAAAACCGCTCAGATGATTTTTCAAACGATTTAAAGAAAGTATCGCCATGCCGTTTCAAAACCCCTTTCACCAGGTCAACCGGCAGCAAATTCCCGGCAGATTTATTTAGCTGCAGTAACTTCTGCTGTTTAGCTAATTCAAGGTTTTCAATCTCCAACCCTTTCTTAACCATATCTTGGTCAACCCTGCGTTCATCCCTGGCGCTTTGCTCCGCAATCTTGCGTTCAACAATCTTTATCTCACGGGGTTCAACCTTACCTGTCGTCACAATTTTGTGTTGTCTATTAGTTTGCTTTAAAGTCACTTTTCCAGTTTTTTTAACCGCAGCCACCTTTTCCACCCTCGGCGGTTTCTGCACGGTTTTAGCAACTTTCTTTACGCTTTTAACCTTTTTCGTTACGCTATCGGCAACCAATGGTTCACTTTCAGCATGTTCAGGCACAACCCCATCAAACGGTGCCATAGTATTAAACCGGCGCCGGTCAGCCATAAAAGCAGCATTGATAGCATTTTCAGTGTCAATGAGTTTTTTATTCAGCGGCACCGTACTGATCTTACCCCGCTTGATCCACATATTGATTTTCAGGATATCATCCCCGCAAATCTCGGCATATTGTTTTCGTGATGTTACTGGCATGGCAACGTAAATACAGTTTTAGTCCTGATTACCTGGTCTGCTTGGTACCGGGTATTGTTAAGTGATTGCCGGTACATATAGCAATATTTGCAATCAGCATCAACTTTTTTACAGCCACGCGCAATATTCCACGTAGCATCGGTCCATTGTATTTCAGAAGTATTTCCCATGGTTATTTGTCAGAGTTAAGTGTTATAAAAACTTTTTGAAGTACCACAAATATATAAAAATATAACACTTCTTAAATTTTATAAAAAAATAAAAATATAACAGTCCCCAAATCGCTGTTAACTACAAAAATCGAGCGCTGCGTAACGTAT